AGTGAAGATGCGATACTACCAGTAAACACTAATCTTGGAGTTCCTGTAATTGAAGTACCATTCATCGGGCAAGTTCCAATACCTCCAAGAGAACAGGTTATTCTTGCTGGCACCACTGCTACTGCTTCTGTTGCTGCGGCTCTTCTTGGAAAATCTTTGGTGGAATGGATGGTAGCAAAGATGAAACCTATCGTTCAACAGATACTTATAAGGGGCAAGAAGCTCTTGAATAGAGACCTTACCCCATATGAATTACAATTATATTTTGCTGCTGAATTAGATAAGAAGAATTTAAAACTACTCAAAAAAGAACAGAAGAAATCAAAACAAGACCAATATAAAAAAGCACATAATAAGTAACTACTTTCTTCTTTCCAATAAGACATCAAAATTTTTATCTTTTGTGCCACCATCATACGCAAGAGCATACCCTTCGTCAATCATTTGTTGGTTGAGAGATAATGCTTCATTATTGACATATAAATTACCGAGAATTCTACCATATTTTTCGGTACTATCTGGAAGTTCGGTTTTGATTAGAACATCTTTAGCAAACTCTAATTTATGTTTGAGCCATTCTTTTGATTCAAGTCCAAGTTTTTTTTCTTTGAGATCTGTAGTCCTGCTCTCTGGAGTATCCACACCACTAAGGCGTACTCGCTTAGTAAGAGAAATATCGAAACCAAGATCAATGTCTGCATCTATTGTGTCTCCATCAACTACTTTGATTACTTTCTTTACTCTGTAAATATAAGGATCTTTATCCATTAGAAAGGCATCTTAAATTCCTTAATATTTAGTTTAGGAATGGGTAGTTTCTCCAAGGCTTTTGCCACTTGTTTCTCTACCACAGCACCCACAAATTCTTCTGGGTTATCTAAAATTTTCTGTGCTTTTTGGTAAGTTGTGTATGCACCATAGCATAGTGCTCCACTAATACTCAAACTTAAAATTGATAGACCTAATGCAAGGTTTTTCATGATAGTAACTTCTCTATTGCGGTGTAATACGATGCGGCATCGTGATCGGCAACTCTATCAAAAAATTCTGGATTGACATCTTCCAAATGAATGGATGGGTGAGTGTGAACATATCCAGTTAACCAAGGTGGCGACTTGGGTACAATATCAGATCCATGAACAAAACGAAGATGATCTGCAACTTTCAATCTTTTGCGAAGAGCACGACCACCTGGACGAGGTGATCCAATGGTAACGATTGATAAGTCTACTGTATTCTCCAACATCAAATCTGCAATAACTGTTGCTGTTGCTCCACCAAGAGAATGACCAGCAAGTACTAATTTTCTTTCTTTACATAAAGACTCATAATTACACACCAACTCAGTGATAGTTTTCATTGCGTTAGATTTGAAACCTCTATGAGTATCTTCACTTCGGAATAAAAATTTTACATTTGTAATCCAATCTGACATTTCTTTTGTTCCTTCTACTGCAAGAATACAATATCCATTTATGCTTTTATCAATGGTGAAATCTTTTGGATCAGCATATACATCAACACAGTTCTTGACTGCTTTTAAAATAACTTCTTTGGGTAATTTAGTGTTGATGAGGTGATTCATTTTTTTATTTCACTATCTGCTATATTTATTATTTTTCTACCTTAATTGATGTGATAGCGTCTGAGTATACGCCAGTTCTATCTGATTTTGTTACAGCATCTTCTTCCGTATCAAATCTCATTGCCATTGATATATCGCCAGTCCATTTTGGCGAATCATTTTCATTATCTTGAAAGTAAATATACTCCCCAAATCCTTCTCGTGCTGCTACGTATTTCATTCTTCTTTTGCTAATTTAAATATGTATAAAATGTATCCTATTGTAAGTGCCAATAGGATAGCAACCATAATATTCACAGACCAAACTGGATCAGTCATTCCATCCCTCTTCTTTATGTATGAAAATCTTCAAATTTTTAACGTATGTTCTAAGTATCTGTGCCTGCTCTTCATGCCAAAAATCACCCGTCTCAATATAAAAACAGGTGTGATTATCTATTGCTTTAAGTAGTTGGTGGATGGGGGCAGTCCACCTTTCCCTGTCGGGAGTGTTCCATTCTCTCGGCATATAGGTACAAGGATCATGTTGCTGTGCGGGGAGTAACGTATCCTTCCTCTTCAACCTTAGTTTCCAATGCTTCAACTCTTTCTACAAGAGTTTCATCAACATAAGAAACAGGTGGTTCAGGAGGAGCTTCTACGTACTCTTGTCTTTTAGGTTCTTCTTTCTTCTCATCCTCATCATCACCACTTTTCTTCATTGTATTAATTCCAAAAGTGGCAGCAGAAGCAGTGAATACTGTAGCAATAAATGTGGGATCCATCTTAGAAAGAGTTCCCGCATAGCTTGCTGTAAGGAGAGCAGCAGACCAACCCAAAATACATACACGAATTAGTTGTCCCATAGCGTTTTCTTTTCTTTTGTTAAACATTTTACTTTACTTGATAGGTTAACTTTTTTTCCAAGCTTCACCTTCTGCTTTTCTTCTGCGAGCAAGACCTGCTTCCACATTAGAACCAGGATTGCGATAGAGATAAAGCGCATCAGGAACTAAGTTCCATTCTTTATTCTTCAGTCGTTTTGTAATCGTATTGAAATCACCAGAACCATAGAAACCAGCACCTAAGTTATAGGCAAATGATAAGAGTGCTCCACGCTTACCATCAGACATCTCATTCCAGTATGGAATTTTACGAAGTGATGGAATAAACTGGTTCTTACATTGAGTAATCAATAACTCATCTGCTTCTTTCTGAGTAATAGTATCACCCATATTAAATGGTGATCCATCCTTCTTACGGGTAGTTCCCCAACCAATAGTGATTGGAAGTCCACCTGATAGTGGATCTGGATATGCCTCTAAATGGCAACCTTCAAACTCTTTGATAAGTTTGATGCCAGTCATAGTCATATCATCACCAGATGCTACAGGAGCAGGAGCAGGAGCAACTCCCCTACCACACTTTGAGCATACTGTGGTTTCTGCTGAAGCATCCTTAGCGGCAACCACAGTTACCGCACTTGCCTTTTTTCCTCTGTAAATCTCCGCCCAGTCTGCAGTATCTTCAAGATACTTAACTGGTAGGTTATCTTCTAACCACTGTATTGATTTGACGTGGTTTGGATTTCTTTCATCATAGAATTGAAAGAAGTTATGTAGATCAATTCTTGCCATCTGGACCTCCTGTAATATCTGGAAAATAAATTTGGAATAGTTCTGAAGCTTCTTTATGCTTCCCGTGATTTGTGAGTTTTTTTACTTCTTCAAGAATTTTCTTCTTGAACTCAGTCGAAGATCCTTCCCCATCCATCATTACCTCCTGGACACCAACGATGCTTGAGAACTGCTTTTGTATAAATGGTCTTCTTACCATTTTCTACTGGTCCAGTATAGTTATCATTCAAAGAACCATAAGGATCATTTACATAATAACCTTTCTTATCTGGAGTGTGTCCGATAACTACACACATGTGGCCGCCCGTAGGATTAGATAAAGAACCCCGATGTAGGATGCCAATAACAACAGGTTTGCCTCCATCAAGACTTTTATCAATGTCAGAAAAAGAAAGATTATAACTAAAATGCGATTTGAGTCCATAACCAGCAAGAACTTGTGTCTGCACTCCATGATCAGTTGTATCACCGATAGCAAAAACTTTCGTAACATACTCGTCATCGCCTTGAATACTTCCTGGTTTTAGAAATGCCAGACACATAGCACAAGAAGAACTGTTACAAGTTCTTTGTGCATCTCTATAGTTATCTACTTGATTGAAATATGGAACTGCTAATACTGATGGTGTTGGTGGTTTGGTTCTAAACATACCAATCCAATCTGATTCGGCATCATCCAAAAATTTAGCAGGAAGATTATCTTCCAACCATTGAATTGATGCTACGTGGTTTGAATTCTTTTCATCATAAAACTTAAAAAAGTTATGAAGATCTAACGTCATTTTTTGTCTCCGAATAAAGTTATAAAATACTCAGCATCTACTACTGCTAAAGGAGTTTTGCCATTTTTTTTAATAACGACGAGAGGTTCATATTCACCACAGTTGGCAGATGCTTGCTCGTAAGCATCCCATATATTTAGTTTTTCTACATTCTTACATTCAATACTATGAGGAAACTTTGATCTAGCTGCTCGTGCCATAATAAGATCTTCGCCACCCGCTCCCATAGATCTGCTTTCAATATCTTCTGGATGAACGTCAAGCATTTCAATAAGTTTATCTCTTACCCACTGTTGAAGTCTGCGGCCTTTGGCC